AGATCGGGACCAGTTTCGAGATTCACATCCGAAACGGCGCGGCCAGTAGCCACGCGATTACCCTCGCCGGGCCATCCGGCGGCGGGATCACGATCGACGGCGTAGCCACGGTGGCGCACAACACCTCGGCCACATTCCTGGCGAGGGTGACCGGCGAAACCACGCCGGCCATCACGTTCCATCGGGTCTAATGAACTACACCTGGTGCCGAGGGCATCAGGAGGTTTGGGATGCCATCGCTGCAAAGGCGGCGGCATCCTCGCCGCCTGCTCAGCCGCCTAGGCCACAACCGGAAAAACCTACACGCAAGGTTGTAAATGTCCCGAGTTCCTGAATACACAAACTTTCGTTACATCTCTGCAGGATCAGCGGTAACCCTGCCTGCCGGCAAGCTGTTTATCCGGTTGCTGGCACTGGAGGCGACCGTTCTCCATGCCGACACGGTTTGCAGCAGCTGCACCGATAGCCTCAGCGGCGCCCCGATCCCGGCCGGCATCGAGGTTACCGGCTATTTCTCGACCGTCCGGCTCACCAGTGGCAAGATACTTGCCTACTTGAGCTGACCGATGAGCGTTCTCCACAGGATCGCGATCCCGCCTAAGGGGCGATGGGTCTCTGACCGCAGCCCCATCGCCAGCGACCTGGGCGAATGGCAATCATGCGACGGTGAAGCGCATGAGTTCCACGATCCGATGGTGTCGCTCACCGTCTCGATTGACGATGATCACACCGTGCATCTGTTCTGCGAGGCTGATCAGGTTGATGCTGCAGTGGAGAGGCTGAGGCAACTGCTCAGTGGCTGATCTTTCCGCCCAGATTGAGGCGTTCCTCAGAAATGCCCTACGTCAAAAGCGCCTGGAGGATCAACGGGTCCGACAGGCGCTTCGCGATCTGCGGCAGGTGCTGGCGGCCGTGGAGCGGGTCGTGGGTGAGAGCGGCGTGGCAGCTCCACAGCCGGGCCGAAATGAGGCGATCGCCAGGGTGACCGCAGCCATCGCCCGCAGCGTGCGCGACTCGTTCGGGGTGCCCCAGCTAGCGGCCCTCAGTGCCGCCCTGGCGCCATGGCTGGAGAGTCAGCTGAAGTTCGCCCGCCAGATGGTGGAGATGGCGGGCGGGGACCTTGCAGCGCCGACCGTGCAGATGACCGCATCGCAGGCGGCCCGGATCGTCCGCAGCGTCCAGGTGGCCGGCACCACGATGGAGAAACAGCTCCTCTCCCGACTGCCGGCGATGGTGGCCGATCGGGTCGAGCGGCTCATCCGGCTGGGGGTTCAGGACGTGGCCGGGGGCGAGGTGTTCGCCACCTACGAAAACGCCGTGGTGCGCACCGTGGGCAACGCGGTGGAGGCAACCATCCGCACCGGTGTGCACGAAGCAGGGAGCTTCGCGCAGCAGATGATCTACCAGTACGAAACCGATCCCGCCTGGCTCGGGCCTGATGGGCTGGTGTGGACCGCGATCCTGGATTCCCGGGTCTGCCCCGTGTGCCTGAGCCTCGACGGCACGCGGTACCAACTGGGCACGCCGGCTCCTTATTTCGACGGGGAGAACAAGACGAGCCCCCACCCCCAGTGCCGCTGCTACCTGCTGCCCTGGAAGTGGCGCAACGACACAGAGGGAGGGAAGCCGCTCAACAGGGAGGCGACCGGGGACAAAGGGGCTGAAGCGCTTTCGTTCCGTGCTGCGGCGTCGCGGTGGGTGCGGGACAACCCCGAGACGGCTCGGAGCATCTTCGGCAAAACGCTGGGGCAGCGGCTGATCGACGGCAAGATCGGCTTTGATCAGGCGGTTAAGCTGTGGTCAGCCAAGGGTTAGCGCCATGACCGTAACCGTTATCGCCACGCCTGGCGCAGCCAACGCGAACAGCTACCTCAGCGTGGCTGCAGCCGATGACCTGGCAGACGACTACCTCGGCCCACTGAATTGGACGGCAGCAACCACGGACAACAAGGGGAGGGCGTTGATCATGGCAGCCATGTATCTCGATCAGCTGGAGTCGATCGGCAGCCGTGCCACCACCACCCAGGCCCGCGCTTGGCCGCGCATTGGCGCCGCGTGCGGGGAATGGTCGTTTGCGGCTGACGAAATCCCATCGCCTGTCAAGCGGGCAAACTTCGACCTGGCAGAGGCCTTGCTGGGGGCTCCCGCCCTACTCAGAGGCCAAGGGGCCGGCAATGCGGAGCTGATCCCGGGGATCCCCAATGCCAGCCTGCGGTCGGCGCGGGTGGATGTGATCTCACTGGAGTTCAGGGATGGAGCTGTGCCCAACAACCAGAACGCGCTGAATGTGCTGCCAGGGCTGCGGCAGACCCTGGGATGCCTCTGCCTGAGCCTCCCTATCGGTGGATCGCGTAGCATCCGGGTAGTTCGATCGTAAATCGTGCCAGCCGTGGCTGAACAGCAGCTGAATCTGTTCGGCCCGGCTGACGAAAAGCCGGCTACCAGGAATCACCTGGCAACGCCTCTCACGCGGGAAGAGTCGCGAAGGATTGGCAAGATGTACGCGGAAAATATCAGGTTGGTCGGGAAGTTTCAGGCCAAGATGCGAGACAAATACGGCAAATGTTTGCCATCGGAAGATATAAACAGCGCTGTTGATATTGCATTCATCAAAGCAGCGAGGATATGGAATCCAGAGCGGGGAGCATTCAGCACGATCCTTGGACACTTCGCTGCTGGCGAGGTACGCCACGCAATCAAGGCGGCCGGAAACTGGGGCGTTGCCGCCACCCAACGCGCACGCCTGGCGGGGATGCAAGCCCGCCGGATGCTGGAGGCCGGCATGGCCGCAGCCGATGTGTGCCGCGAGATGGCGATCACCGAGGACGACCTACTGGACGTTCTGCGGGCCACCACCGGCCTAGCGCATGACGTCCAGGGCTTCGAGCTGCACCTGTGCCCCCGGCCAACACCGTGGGAGCTGCTGGAGGGCGGCGAGGCAAACTAGGGAAACAACGCATGATGGACCATGGCTACCGGGGTTTACAAAGCAGCGCTTGACATTGGGCTGTTTCTCGGGCTGGGAACCACCGCAAGCAGCATTCCTACTAGCAAGACCGGATTAACCGAGATTCTCAGCCTGTCCGATGCCAGCATCTCTACCACATCGGAGCAGCAAAAAGGATCGGATTACAAAACACCTTTCGGGTACAGCCAACAGCTGGTAACCGATAAAACATGGACCATGCCGGCACAGTTCAACCTTGACGTAACGAGCGACGGTTACGCATTGCTCAAGCGTGCCGAAAATGGGGCGCCTAGTGGTATTACCGTGCAAATGTGGCGAGAGCTTCCATTGTTTGGCAGCACCCATAAAAATCCGCAAGTTGAGGCCGCTGTTGCATTTGTCGCAAACTACAACGAAGCACTAGCTCGGGGCGGCATTATGGCAATAACTTTCAACTTCGTAAATTACAGCCAGTTGCTAACTTACCAGCAAGGCAATCCCATTGCAACGCTGACCATCACCACTCCTGGCGCGGGCCTAAGCGCTGGCACCGCCGTGTCCCTGGTGCCCGTGACGCCAGGCCCCGGCAACATGTCGGGACTGGGTGCCACCGCGACGATCACCGTGAATGGCAGCGGCGTGATTCAAACCGCCACGATCGTGGCCGGAGGCCAGAACTTCAGGGTGGGCGACACCTTGACGATCACCGATCCCGCCGTGGTCGGCGCCGGCGACACCGCCCCGCTGTTCACCGTGGCGACGGTGGCCTAAAGCCCCCCGGCCTGGCTCAGCCGCTGCCACTGCTCGGCGAAGAACTGGGCGAGCGGGTGCTTGTCGAGCGCTGGCTTGATCCAGTTCCGGCCTGGCAGCGCTCGGCCGCTGGCGGTGATCCGGTCTTCGAGGATGGACCTGGCGTAGTGGAACCCATCCTCGCTGACCGGATCCCAGGTAAATGTGATCGTTGACCCTCGCGGGTTGTCCTGGCGCCGCTGCGAGTTCAGGAAGTCACCGGAATCGACGATGTTGCGCGGGCTGGAGGCGATGGTGTAAGGCAAGCCGCCTTGCGCTTTCAGGACCTTATTCTGCTGGCGAAACGTCTTGGCTTTGTTGAACTTGCCGTAGCGGTAGGTTATCCCTGGCCATGGATATTGAA